ATAGGTAATCAGTTATGTCTGTGATTACCAGTGGATACGGTAGAAATACTTGGAACTCAGGTGCATGGAACCGTAGTGTCGTTGACCGATCGGTTACAGTTACAGGTGTTTCATTATCTGCTGCTGTTCGTTCTGTAGACATAACTATCCCAGGCACAGCTTTTGTAACCAACGTAGGTATAACTTCATCCATCCGTGATGTAACTACAACAGCCGATGCCAATCTAACCCTAACAGGAACAAGTGCATCGTTTGGTTTAAACAGTCCAACAGTTCAACTTGTCAAAGAAGTGAATGTTACAGGAGTATCATTAGTAACTGCATTAGGAAGCCTAACAATTACAAGTAGTCCAAAAGTTACTCCATCTCAGGTCACTGGAGTATTCAAACTCGGAACTCCATTTATTAAAGCAGGTATTGAAGTTGATGTTACTGGAGTATCAGGTGAGTTTGATACAGGCAATGAAAGTTCACAAGCTGGAGCTAATCCAGTAATATACAATGGTGGTAAAACATTTAGAGTAACAGTTGTAAACGTAGGTGGTAGTAATAAATATTTTATAGATGGTAAACAACAGTATGGTTTAAATTTAGTTAAAGATAGAAACTTATATACCTTTGATCAATCAGATAGTTCTAACAGTGGACACCCATTACGATTTTATTTAGATGAAGGTAGAACTATACCTTTTACAACAAATGTACAGACCGTAGGAACTCCGGGTAATGCAGGAGCTTACACACAAATATTTGTTGCGAATGATGGCCCAACTACATTATACTATCAGTGTAGTATACATGCAGGCATGGGTGGTAAAGCAAACTTCCAGCCAGTAGTTAGAACAAGAGTTATATCACCGAGTATAAACGGTGATGGTAATTTGGTATTAACAGGAGTTAGTGCTAGATTTAAAGCAAACATCAGAGGAATATGGACAGCTAAAGTTTTTGGTGGTACAGCCGAAACATGGAAGGCTAAAAGAATATGAGTATAACATACAACCAATTAGTAAATAGAATTAAGACAACAAGTGAAGATACAAGTACAGAATTTGTAGGAGATATACCAGCTTTTATAGAAAGAGCCGAAGCTAGGTTAACAAGAGAAATAGATTCGTATGGTGTTGTACAATATGCAACATCGAACATGGTTATTGGTGATCCATTTATTACCAAACCTTTTAATACATTAATCATTAAAAATTTAAATATTGTAAAGTCAGACGGTACACGAATTAATCTGTTACAAAAGACTGACGAATATTTAAATGACTATTGGCCACAACGTACAAGTACTGGAGTTCCTCGATATTATGCCAACTTCGGCTTTGATAATTTATTGATAGCTCCAACACCTGTATCGGCCTATGATTGTGAAATGTCTTATATTGTCCAACCTACAGCAGCAACCTCAGTGCACCAAGAGAATTTCTTTACACAATATTGTTCTAATGCACTGTTTTATGCTAGTATGAAGGAAGCTTGTATGTTCATGAAGAATTACTCTGCGGCTCAAGTTTGGGAACAAGAGTATCAAAGAGCCTTTACTGACTTATTGAATGAAGCTAGAAGAACAAGACAGGATGATATGAGAAACAATGCCTCACCAGCTGGAGGTGATAATACATTAGTAAAAGGAAGTAATTAATTATGCCAAGTAGTTACACAACAAGACTTAGATTAGAGAAACAAGCTGACGGAGAAAATGCCAATACCTGGGGTGATCGTCTTAACCAACAAGTAATTGATATGGTAGACGAAGCCGTAGGTGGTGTCGTCGTAGTCAGTACAACAGGAGCCACAACATCATTAACGGCTAGTAACGGTGCAGCCGATCAGTCTCGTAATGCTGTATTAAGAATTGAAGGAACACTAGCATCAAACTCTACGATTGTAATTCCTAGTGTTGAGAAGCTATATGTTGTTGACAACCAAACAACAGGTGGTTCATATACAGTTAAATTAAAGACAGCCGCAACAACAACCGATATCATTGCCCCTCGTGGTGGTTCAAAGTTTATTTATTGCGATGGTGTTAATGTTCACAACTCTGTTGACCCAGTAGGTGTCAGTGCATTATCTACAGAAGGTGGAGATGTTGGTCCTATTACAGTAGGTGGTACAGTATCAGCCACAGCTGTAGATGCTACAAGAATTATTACAACAAGTATTTCAAGTTCAATTACAGATACTACCAAGTTATTTGCAACAACAGCTATATCCGTTAGTGCTGTCGATTCACTTGGTAAGCAACTTAGAATAACAAAAGCAGCAGTTGCCGACGTAGTTTCATTAACAGATGCAACATCAATTACTGTGGACCTTGATAGTGGTCAGAACTTTGATGTAGTTCTTGGTGGGAACAGAACTTTAGTTAATCCAACAAATGTGCAAAAAGGACAAACAGGATCATTCTTTATTCGACAGGATGGCACTGGGTCTCGTACGTTAGCATATGGTGGTAACTATAAGTTTGTCGGAGGCACGGCTCCCACTCTTACAACGACAGCTTCTGCCGTTGATCGTATAGACTACATTGTGTTCTCAAGCTCAAGCGTACACATGCAAGCGAGTTTAAACGTAAGTTAGAGGTTACACATGGTATTTCAAAATAATGTTCTTGCTGGTGCTGGGAACACTTCGGCTGGTGCTGGATACACAATAGACCAATCAATTAGATTTAACCAAGCTGATAGTCCATATATGCAAAAAACATATAGTGGGAATGGAAGTCGTACAACTTGGTCATTAAGTTTTTGGACAAAGTTAGGTAAAGTACCACCTTATAACACTACTAGAGCAGAATGGTTTCAAGCATATAACACTACAAGTGGTGCACAAGAAGATATAAGAATAGATGGCTCAACCCAACAGTTAAGATGGTTTACACACAATGATGGTGGAAGTGGTACTTTAGCAGATTTGAAAACTACACAATACCTAAGAGACCATTCAGCTTGGTATCATATCTTATGTGTAGCAGATAGAACTAATGCAACATCAAGTGAAAGACAACGAATTTATATTAATGGTCAAAGGGTAACTGATTTTGCAACAGAAACATATCCATCACAAAATGCTGAGGGTCATATTGGAAAGAGTGCAGATGTACACTACATTGGAAGTAGAGCAGGTAATGTAAATACAAGATTAGATGGGTACATGGCAGAAATAGTTTACATTGATGGAACTGCACTATACCCATCTAGTTTTGGTGAAACAAATAGTTCTGGGATATGGGTGCCAATAGATGTAAGTGGTCTGACATTTGGCACTAATGGTTTTCATATTGATGGTAGAGATAGTGCTGACTTAGGAGATGATGAATCAGGTAATGGTAATGACTACAGTACAAGTGGACTTGCCTCAAACGACCAAGTTAGTGACTCACCTACGAATAATTTTTGTGTAATGAATCCTAATAATAATTCTGGAAGTGGTACATTATCACAGGGTAATCTAAGATATGCTGGTGCATCAACAGGTAATAATGTAGCTGGAACAATAGGTATGAGTTCTGATAAATGGTATTGGGAGTTATATATTGAAGATGACAATCAAGTTTTTCCGGGAGTTCAAGATAGTAATGTCTTAGCAAATGGGTATACAGAAAAAGCAGTCGGTGTAGAAACTGGAGATAATGGTGATATTCACGAAGATGATGCTAACAGTGGTCTTGATTCTGTGGATCCAAATACTGGTGATATTGTAGGAATTGCTTTTGATGCAACTAATAAAAAAATATGGTGGTCTTTAAATGGAGTATGGTATAGAGCCGATCAATCAACCACTGCTGTTATTAATGTATCAGAAGTTGAAGCTGGTAATCAAGGTTACGATTTAAGTTCAAGAACACCAGACTTTTTTATGCCTTTTATCGGCAACTATACTCACGGAACAGCAATTATTAATTTTGGACAAGAAGGCACTTTTGCTGGTAACACAACTGCTGGTGGTAATAGTGATGGTAATGGAATTGGTAATTTTAAATATAGTGTTCCAAGTGGGTACTTGGCACTTTGCACAAAGAATTTAGGGAGTTAATATGGCAACACCAACAATACCAAATGGCGAAGAATATTTTTACCCAGTAATTTATTCTGGAAATGGGACTGGTCAACGTGTTGGTAAGTTCGTACCTTTTACAGATAATGGTACGATAGATAATAGCTGTATGTTTAATGATGGCGATAGTGCTTATTTAGATAGAACTTTTGGTTCTGGTAATCAAAAAATATGGACTATGAGTTTTTGGGTGAAGAGATGTACATTAGGCACAGGTCAAAGAATAATATCAAGAAGAACTGGAGGTGGTTCAACTACTGCTACTATGGGTTTTAATTCATCTAATCAATTTAATTTTTACGACCCATCAAATGGTGGTGAATATATAACCAATAAAACTTTTGAAGATACAAGTAAATTCTATCATTTTTTAATACGATATGAAGCATCTAATGGAACAGCAGGAGATAGATTACAAATTTATGTAGATGGTAATTTGCAAACTTTTGGAACAACTGGTTCAATAGCTGATTCTAATGGAAACTTCAATGCAGCAGTAACTCATGCTATTGGTAAATATCAATATAATAACTCAGAGTACCTTGATGCATATTTGGCAGAAGTAAATTGGATTGATGGCACAAACTATGGACCAGAAACCTTTGGTGTTACTGATACCTCAACTGGTAGATGGATACCTAAAACATTAAGTGGTATTACTTATGGCACGAATGGATTTAGATTAGAATTTGGCACAGATTCAGCACTTGGAGATGATACCAGTGGAAACACGAATGATTTCACAGCTACAAATTTAACTGCTTCAGACCAAAGGACTGATACACCTACAAATCTTTTTCCTACAATTCGTAATTATCATCCTAGTTATGTACAAACACTTGCTGAAGGTAATCTTCAACATTCTACAACTGGGACTAACCAGTTTTATCCAGTTTGTTCAACTTTACGTCCAAAAGGTTCTGGAAAATTTTATGCTGAGTGTAGAATAAGTGATACTCCTGGAGGTTATAGTATACAAGTAGGGTGTTATGCACAAGAAGATTTAGGAGGCTATGCTGGTGGTGCTGCTTATTTCGGTAATACAGGTTTTGGTTCAGGATTATGGATAGAAGGTACTCAATATTTAAGATATAATAATATAACTACGTCTAATGTTAGTTTTACTTTTAGTGCAGGTGACGTTATAGGGGTGGCTTTAGATTTAGATAATGGCTTACTTTCTTTTTATGATGATGATAATGGTCTTATAGGCACTACAACATTTGACAAAACAAAAAGTGCTTGTTTTGGTGGAGTATCAAACAAAGCTGTTACTTTTATTTGGAACTTTGGAGACAACCCAACATTTAATGGTAATGAAACAGCAGGTGGTAATAGTGATGCTGATGGTAATGGAAACTTTTTTAAGAGTGTACCAAGTGGATTTAAAGTGTTAACACAAGATAACATGGCAACCACAGATAGAGGTGTAAGTGGATTAGTGTGGGCTAAATCACGAGATAGTTCCTCCTTACCACATCAACTTGTAGATAGTAGTAGAGGAGTAGGCAATAGATTAATACCTAATGATACTAATGTAGAAGCATTTAATGCAAACCACTTATCAAGATTTTTAAAAGGTGGTTATGCAACAGGTGATATTAATGTTTTAAATACTGCTGGTGATTCTATGGTAGCTTGGAACTGGGTAGCAAATAATGGAACCACTAGCACCAATACTGATGGTTCAATTGTATCAACTGTTCAAGCTAATACGACAGCTGGATTTAGTATATGTAGATGGACTGCACCTGCTTCTGCTGGAAATTTTGGACATGGATTAAGTCAAGCTCCAGAATGGATTATTGGTAAAGATTTAGGAAGAGCAGTAGGTTGGTTGGTATATCACAAAGATGTAGGTACTGGTAAAGTATTTTATTTAAATACTAATGCCGCCCCAATAACAAATAGCACTGCTTATTCAACAGCACCAACAGCAACAGTTGTTGACCCTGGCACAGGTTTAACGAGTGCGTCATCTTATGGTGAACAAGTGTATTATTGCTGGCATGGCGTTGATGGCTTTAGTAAATTTGGTAGCTACACTGGAAACGGCAATGCAGATGGTCCGTTTATTTACACAGGATTTAGACCAGCTTGGGTAATGGTGAAACGAACAAATACCACTGGAAGTTGGATTATGTGGGATACTAAAAGAGATGCGATTAACCCAATGTATCATAGGTTATATGCAAATTTGACAAATGCACAAGGTACATCTGGAGCAGATATTGATTTTTTAAGTAATGGATTTAAACATAGAAGAACTGACAGTGATCAAAATGCAAGTGGTAGCACATATATCTATATGGCATTTGCTGAACATCCATTTAGTGGGGATGGAACTAATCCAGTTACTGCACGATAGGGTTGTATATATGAAACAAATATTTAATAATAGAAACATACGTAAAGACATTGGTATTTATCCAACACAGATTACAAGTACAATAGATAGTAAGACTCATAGAGCAACTGGTGGTGTAACTTATACAGTTAATACAGATCACGTAGCTGTGCATTATGGAAAAGTTGCACATGTACTTGAAAATGTTAGTTCAACTGATGAAGATGGTAATTCAATATTAACAGAAGGTTTAAAAACACGACTATTAGCTGAAGTTGATAATCAAGCCTATGGTCAACTACAATCATCAGATTGGATGGCTGTTCGTCAAGTTGAAACTGGTACATCTGTTCCTGATAATTGGAAAACATGGAGAGCCAGTATACGAACTCAAGCTAAAGCTATGAAGACAGCTATCAATGCTGTAACAACAATCACTGATGTGCCAGGTTTATATGTAGTTTATGGATCAGCTAGTGATGGAACAATGACATCAGTATCTAGTGGTCACCTATGGCACTGGCCTAAAAATCCAGATGAGGCTTAGAGAAAGGTGGGAAGAATAAATGTCCACCGATACAATTCTATTTGATGTAAATTTCAGACCGGGGATAGACAGAGAATCTACACAGTATGCCTCCAAAGGTGGATGGTATAACGGTGACAAGGTACGGTTCCGTGCAGGTAAACCAGAAAACATTCGTGGCTATGAGAAGAGAGTTCAACAATCATTCATTGGTACAGGTCGATCTGCTCATTCATTCACAAGTAACACAGGAGTAAAGTTTCATTCGTTTGGTACACCAAGTCATCTTTATGTATATGCTGGTGGTGCTAATGCAGACATCACACCAATCCGTACATCAATAACAACATCAGGAACATTTAGTACACAAGCTGGATCAACACGTATCCAAGTATCATCAACATCACACGGAGCTAACGTCGGTGACTATTTTGTTGCCGTATCATCAACAACGATTGGTGGTAATCTTGTATTTAGTAATGCTCAATATGAAGTTGTATCAGCCACACAAAATGAATTTGTATTTAATACAACAGTAGCTGCATCAGCAACAACGAGTGGTCAAGGCCGAGCTAACATTCGGTTCTACATACACTCAGGTGGTTCTCAAAATATTCCAGAACTGGGTTGGGGGATTGGTGTCTATAATG